GCCAACTTAACCAATTGGTGGTGTATAAGAACTGCGGTGCGTATAACCAAACATAATAGGACATGAATGGTCACGCTATTCAACTACGTCACCTCTAAGTAACGAGAGGCATACCGTTGAACATCAGGATGAGCTTTAAGAAACCTGGAAACAGTTACCATGTCGTTCTGCATGGCAGCATGCTCAATCTGAACCTGAGCGTCAGGACTTATACCCCAAAGACGAGACACAAGATCCCGTGTCTCAGTTGACGGATGAAACAAAGGAACTGGCATCTCATCCTTAGGGAAGAACTCCGCGTAGTACCAATTGTATTCGTAACGAGCCTTGATACCACGTGTGATCTCCAGTGCTCTACGGGCAAAAGCACCAACGATAGGACATTGTGGACACTCATATATTGCTGACAAGGCCTTTGCTCTCAAAAGACCCTTCATGATCCGGTCACCAGCATTAATATCTGAATGTGTCCACCCGAACTTTTGCAGGAACGCGATGGGGTCTCGCACAAATTCACCGGAGCTGGCGAAAATAATACCACAGAAAGCTGAATTACAAGGATCTAAGACTTGTTCCATCTTAATTGTAAATCCAAGACGTTCGTAATCTTTCTTGGACAATTCAACATCTGTAGCAAACAATCCGTCGTCTCCTTCAACCAAACCTTCATAATGCCCTCCATAATGATGGACAAGAAACTTGAAGAGCATTAAATTGGTGAAACCATTCCCAAGCGAAGTGATCATATCGCCGGACATACGTCTTGCACGTACAACAACACGTATCCCGTTTCTGTAATAAAGACGATTCTCGCCTTCCAAAATGGAAGCCATGTAATCGCCCTCATCACCGAAGCAATGTCTGAGAAGTTTTCCCTCACAACACTGCATCACCTCTTCAGTGAAATGACTCTCAAAGGCAGTGAAATCAGTTGCATAGTAGTGCCAACCATGCTTCTTAATAGACTTGACTTTCACAGCTCTTTGTTTTGGAGTATCATGTTTCACAAACTCAGGGTGGCGTGCGTAAATCATATCTTCTAACGCAGAAATATACGGTCCCATGTAAACTTTAACCGCATCAACCCTAGAATTGATACCACGAGGTACCTTATTCTTAAGGTAAGGTTCTGCCTTAGGAAATGACTTACACTTCCTCGCCTTTTTCATCGAAGGTCTTTTCCCATGCAACTTGACATGCGCATCATCAAGCTGCTGTTTGCGATTCTGGTTGAAGTCACGATGATCGCGCCATTCCTCATATGAGTACGGTTGTACTTTCGGGTACTGAGAAATCTCGTGATCGGTGAACTCTTCGAATTCCTGCATGAATTCTGGGTCGTTGAAAGGAAGGTTGCGTAATAAACGATTCTGAATCCCCGCAGCCATAGTTGCAGGATCATTTCCATCCATGCACAAAGGTGCTAATCCAGGAACAGCACCATATGGCAACCTCCGAAACATTCTAACACGTTTCTTTCGTCTCCTGGTGGGCAATACCATGGTAGATTCACATGTGTTAAGAGTCGCGGAGGGTAGGACTTTCAGATTCGTCTCCTGTATACGCATTCCAACCGCGTACACCTTCCTGTTAGTTACATACGGATCCACTGGACGGATTTTCCGATAATCTCGTCCGGCATCGGAAAATTTCGCAGGGACAGCAAATGCAACACAAATCGTTCTGAGCAATCAATGACTGTGGCTGCCACGTCATCATTGAGTCCAATATTGCCCAATATGTTGCTATGTGATCTTATGTTCGACACAGCAGATTCTGCGTTAGTCTTACGCGGAAACTCAAGGTAAAGACTATCAACCAAGGCCGGAGATATCAAAATGTGATAGTCACTACGCAGATATCCTAAGCGCAAATAAGCAAAGAAACCAGGGCACAGATCAACCAAGGATCTTGGAAAATCCACCAAAAAATAGAAGATGACTTGAAACACAAAGTAACATGTGTAAAAATGCCACCAACATAGGACAAATGGTAGAAATTGGAACCATGATTTGGGAAACATGGGCACTGACAGCTTAACACGCCAAATATAACCAAAGAACGTTTCATAGGCAACATAAGGTGTGCTAAACAAATCAGTAAACCATGGAGTCCAACCAAGATAAAGGTCTCGCTTATCTGTGTGAACATAATAAGGAATTCTCCACCATGAAGGCCAAACCAACTCCCAGGAGTTTTTAGAACCGTACCACCAAGAGACCAACGTTTTGACGAACAAATTGGTCACTGAAGAAAAAAGGTCGGGGGCAAAATACCAGGAAATCGCAGAGCCTAGTATAACTCCAAGGGTCAGAAAGGTGAAGAAATAAAACAACGCCGTGAGAAGACGTTGAACGCGTGTCAAAGGGACACGAAG